AAATTATAATATCTGCGATGCCGTATTCAACAGCTTCTTCTGCTGATAAATAGACGTTAACTTTGCGTTCCAGTAACTTTTTAAGCTGTTTTTTGGTCAGCTTTGTTTCTGCGACAAGGCAATCGATATACATCTGCTGAATCTGCTCGACCGCCTCCATCTCATTGATTAGGTTATGCAATGGTCCATGGTTACCAGCGATCACAGAGTGTATCATAACACGACAGTTTTGACCAATCTGGCGTTTGCCCTTGGTTCCAGAAGCCAAAAGGATAACACCGGCAGACATGACTTTACCCAAGCCAATCGTGTGAATTTCAGTCTCTTCTCTTACTTGGCGCATGATGTCATACATCCCAAACATATCGTCGGCGGATCCGCCATACGTCGAGAGATAAAAGGTTATAGGAGTCTTGGTCTTATTTACCTTGTTTACCTCGTTTAGATACAACATGGCATGAATAAGCTCAGCTATTCTCTCCTCCGACACATCTGCAAACAATCCAATGCTGCGCAAGTCGGGCTCTTTTCGTTGTGGGGGCATCTCCATAAGAAGCGCCTCTGCGATCTCCTTTTCTAGTTGAGCCATCTGCTGTGCTCTCTTATTGTCATCAGGATGCCCCTTCTTCTCGCTGATTCCAATTAAATCTTTTAATTTATCTATCATTTGCTCATCCTCCAAAATGCTAGAGCCTCCTCTTTGTGTGCTTGCAGGTGAAGCATAGCGCCAGTCCAGTCATCGAATTCTAATCCGGGCTTGAACGCTTCTGGAGTCTGAGACAGCAAACCATTGATCGCTGCGGCTTGGAATCTGTTAAGTTCTTGGGCGAACTTTTGGCGAAACCTTTTCTTGGTCTCGTCATCCTGCTCCGTTTGTTTCATATGCTGAATCATAATCCTTTCTGACGTCATGTAATTTTCAACTGCTTTTACAGCCATGAGTAAATAGATGACTCTACTTGATTTCAGCAATTTTAATGAGAGGCGGGCAGTGTTTAAAAAATAAAAAGTTTTACAAGTAACGTACCCGAAAATAAACATGAGTGCATGTAGCATCCAGATATCCATATGTCTCCTAACAAATAACCACCGGCGAATGACCAGTGGTTATTTTAACATCTCGCGAGGTAAATGTCAAGTTTTACTTAGTGAGTCTCTTCATGATTTGCTCAGCAAGAGAATCAATCATGGTCTCCTCAGCATTCTTAGCCTGTAGACGTGATGCGACTCGGCGGGCGACCTCGTTGACAATATCTTCTTCCATCATGCCGGGCTCGTCCTCTTCCTCTTCTTCCATCATGTCCATTTCCATTTCGTCCTCTTCAGCATCCATGGCCGCATCAGCGTCCATCTCAACATCCTTGTCCATGTCCATGTCTACATCACCATCGTCATCCATCTCTGTGGAAACTGGCTCGCCAAGAACGTCCTCAAGAGCACCCTCAAGTGCAGACATGAAGTCATCGACAGAAACCATCTTGCCGCCGGCGTCTGCGCCAGCATCCATGTCCATGTCCATATCCATGTCCATCTTCATGTCATCCATCTCGTCGGCTTCATCATCAGCCATCTTATCTTCGGCACCAAGCTCGTCCTCTGTTGCATCGAGTTCGTCTTCGAGTTCGTCCTCGTCATCACGGGCGCCCGGCATTTTGCCGTACATTTCTGCAATCTTGTCATCACCGATTGGTCGGAGTTCGGCGAGCTTCATGAAGCTGCGAATCTCGGATTCGGTTAAAAGGGGTTTACGAGCCATCTTGTTTTTCTCCTTGAAATGAGTCAGTAATAAATAGTTGTGTATTTTGTAAAGTCTACGAAATTTACCAATAGTTGCTGCGACGTCGCATCTTAAGCAGAGCCTTTTCTTCAATTTGCTTCACTCTCGCAAAAGAAATGCCTAAGCGTTCCCCAACTTGTCGCAGTGTTAGGGAGCCTTTTTCATATATAGATATTAAGCTGCAATTGTGCTCTTCTTCGTAGTCAATCCATAGCCTACAATCTTGGTGAGGGCAACCCTCTTCTAGTTCTATGCATTTTCGAGAGCATGCTCTAAGTCCATCTTGGTTCATAAGTCTGGGTGCTCCTCGGCTATCAGGTCAAACAAATCTTCGATTTGATCGTCTGAGAAACCCGCATCCGAAGCCAACTGCTTTCCTTTGTTGCGCAGCTTTTTAGACTTTGTTTGCTTTTTAATCGATTGAGTTTTAAGATCTTCTATGAAGCTCAAAATTCTTTCGTCTTGAGACAAATAGCCAGTTATAAATGATCTAAAAAATTCTGATTGCTTTAGATTGTCATGTCTTAAGCGAATGATAAGCTGGGCATGTCGATGATCATTCTCAGTAAAGACAATCTTTTTATTAAGTTTGCCGTATTCCACCGGAGGGACGTCTACCATGCTCGGCTCCGAATGTGTGTTCCACTCTCAGAGAGCCCAGAATTTGTCTGACGCATAAACTCAGCACATGAAGACAGTTCCTTGATCGATCGAGCACCGCTGTAAGACAGTCCGGAGCGAATTCCGTTTTTAAGATCCTCAAAGATCTTTGCAACAGAACCTCGATATGGGACGCGACTAGAGACGCCCTCATTAGAGGAGTACTTACCTCGCCATCCGATCTGTGCTTCTTTAGATGCCATGCCGCGATATATCTTCCAGCGTGTACCATCCTCTTGTTCCATGATCTTTCCGGGTGTCTCGTCTGTACCAGACAATAAAGAGCCGCACATCACAGCATCGGCGCCGGCGGCGAGAGCCTTAACAATATCTCCGGAGTTTCTGATCCCGCCATCAGCTATAATCGCCACATCTCTGTCTGTTTTGGCACAATCAAAAATTGTATGCAGACCCGGAACACCATGACCCGTTTGAATACGTGTAGAGCAGATCGAGCCTCCTCCGATATTACATCGCACAGAGTCTGCTCCCCAATCAGCTAAATCATTCACTCCCTCTAGGGTTGCAACATTGCCCGCCATAATGTGAAGATCGGTACCGAACTCAGAACGCAAGTTATGGAGTGCCTCTTTCATCATGATGTGGTGCCCGTGAGCTACGTCTACACAAATGAAGGACGCGCCGGCGGAAACAACCTTTATAGCCCTCTCCATATAGTCTCCAGAGACTCCAACTGCTGCTCCGATCACAATGTCATTCTGTGTGGCGGCAGACAAATCAAGAGCCATGGAGACATGACGCGCCTCAATCTCTGGGCTGTTGTAACGGTGAATGACCGCGGTGCCACCGTGGTTCCCGATTGAACTCGCCATCATCGCCTCTGATACAGTGTCCATAGGCGAAGCAATAACGGGAAAATCAAGGGTTAAGTTGCGCCCCAACTCAGTACTAAGTGAGACCTCGTTGCGACTACGGATATCTGAATACCTAGGCTTCAGCAACACATCGTCATATGATAACAGTTCTTTCATTTTACTTCTCCCTCTCTATGAAATCTTTAATATATCTAACAGTATACCACGTTTGTGGTTGTGGGTTGTCCGGGTCACTCAAGATTCGGACGCGCGGCTTAGTTTCTCCGGAATATGTTTTCACCACTGATATGGTGGGCACGCCATTAAACTTCAACTTTTTTTCAATCATCTGATTATCGTCTACGTTAAACGCGAAGAATAATATATCCGAGTAACTCTCTTCCTGAGAGATGTCAATGTAGTAGTCATGTAGGTTCTGGCATAGGTGGCAATCGTTTGAATAAAACTTTATCACGCACGTGGCATCTTCTCTAACTTTACCAGAAAGTATTTTATTTAATGCTTCAGGTGATAATCTAGTCACACTCATTTTCGATTACCCCCTTCGCCTTTGCGATACACTCTGGACAGAACAATCTTACAACCTCTTGGTGTACGACAACATTCCATGACTGCACCATCTCTATGTCTTTTTTGTCGAACGGCTTCGTGCAAGCACTACACTGTTGCGGTAGCTTTCCGAATGCAGTCATTTTGTTGGCGATTGCATCACTGGCTTCAGCGCCAGCTTGCTTTGTCATCGCCCGGCGTTGCTTTCTATTCACTTTTCTTCTTTCCTCTTCCTTTTCGTGCGCGGGCTGAGGAAGATCTCTTAGTTGCCTCTTCTTCGCTCATTTCACTTTTTGCAGACTCTCCCTCTTGTGCTGCGGCTAGCTCTGCCTGTGTCTCCGCTGTAATCTCTGCCACGATGGTAGGCAAATATTGTTGCAGCGTTAGCATCGCTCCCTCATACTGCACGAGAGTGATAGCTTGTTTTACTATTTCATCCACCGTTCCGTCCTCGGGGGCACGCTTGTAAAGATCCTTGATCAGTGCATAGTGCTCCAAGGCTCGGGACCGCAACCTCATGATAGCGGCATTCATAATTTCTTCAGTCATAGTTTCTCCTTATCGATTAATGCTTTCTACTCGC